GCAATACGGTGCATATACTGCAATTGGTTCTTTAGATTTGATGTGTGCATGTTTGGATATTCCAACACCAAAAGATGGTGAAGTAAATGGTGGAATGGTTCACGAAGCGTATTGGAGTCACAACAGATTAAAAGAAATATCTGACTATTGTGAAAGAGATGTTGAGGTTTTGATTGATGCAATAATGAAATTAAAAAGTTTAAAGTAATGAGTAATTTTAATAATGTTTCTGAAGAAGAAATACAAGACATGTTAAAATTTTTGGATTCATTAGATGATGAAAATAATGATGTTGATTATAATGCCATTATGGAAACATTAGGGTTAGATATACCTGAATTAGAAAAAGAGATTCAAGAATATATACCAACTATTGATCTTTCATATAAGAAAACAAAAGAAAATGCAATAGACCCAAAATACGCATATATTAGTGATTCAGGGTTTGATTTATATTCAACTGAAGACGTATGGATACATTCCCTTGATAGACAATTAGTATCAACAGGATTACATTTTGATATTCCAGAAGGTTATGAAATTCAAGTAAGATCAAAAAGTGGTTTGGCGTTAAAACAAGGTCTTATGGTGTTAAACTCACCTGGTACGGTAGATCAAGGTTATTTAGGTGAAATACAAATTATTTTATTTAACACCACAAGAGAAAAAGTAAAAATAGAAAAAGGTCAAAAAATCGCACAAGCAGTTCTTTGTCCTGTAGTTTCAGGAAAGTGGGTCAAATTAATAGAAAAAAATGATTTGGGAAATAAAGATAGAAACGATAACGGGTTTGGGTCGACAGGGATATAAAAAAATAAAATAAGATTAATAATAAAAGTATGACAGAAAAAAATAATTTAGTCGAAGTAATGAGATTTAAAGGTAGTATATACGAAAATGGACTACGTAAATTATGTAATGACGTTAGAGAAATAATAGGAGATTCCCCAACTATTGTTGAGTTGGGTTCTTACATGGGTGAGAGTAGTTTAATTTTTGCTGAAGAATTTCCTAATGGAAAAATATATTGTGTTGATAGTTGGGAAGGAGGATTTGACAACGCAGATAGCTGTAGTGGTGATGATTATAATTTGGTTGAAAATCAATTTGATTTACGAATGAATTTGGTTAATAATATAACTAAAATAAAAGGTTTATCCACCAGTGTGGGTTTTGAATGTGATATGGTATATATTGATGCATGTCATAAATATGAATGTGTAAAAAACGATATTATTCATTGGCTTCCTTTTGTAACAAAAATAATGTCTGGTCATGATTATTACGAGGATATTAATTTTTGTAATCAACATCCACACATAAAAGGTGTAAAAATTGCTATAGAAGAAATGTTAGGGTTTCCAGATAAAAAATACGATGATGGTTCTTGGTTAATAATAAAAAAATGAAAATAGGAATTTGTTTAATAATAAAAGATGAAAATGAGTATGTTGACGAATGGTTATCATATTATAGAAAATTAGGAGTTGATAAATTTTTTATATATGACAATAACAGCTCAATCCCAATTAATATAGAATCTGAAGATGTTGATGTTATTTTGTGGAATAATGAAAAATTTGGGTCTCAAAATCAGGCTTACTTAGATTGTTGTAAAAAAAATGAAGAGTTTGATTATATAGGGTTTTTTGACACTGACGAGTTTTATATGTCAAACACTATGAATATAAAAGAGGATTTAAATGATATGACCAATAAATTTGGTGATTTTAGTGGGTTTGGGATATATTGGAGGATGTATGGTAATCCAGAACCATATTTTTTAGAAAGAAAATCAATAGATGAATACATTTACTATTATAATAATGATCACATTAAAAGTTTTATAGACCCGAAAACAATAAATCATTTTCCTGATCCCCATTTTCCACACATAAATGGAAGATATATTGACGAGTTGGGTCGAAATGTTATATCACCAATTGGTCATCATACTAGTGAAACAATATGGATAAAACATATATGGTCAAGAAGTTTAAGTGAATTCGAATCAAAGACAAAAAGAGGTGATGTAAATAGAGTTGCAAGAATTATTACTATGGATGATTTTTATCGACATAACGACCAATGTGTAAAATCTAATTAAATATGATAACAATAATATACTCAACACATAAGGATAAAAATTATAATGACAAGTTTAAAAACCACATATTAAACACAGTCGGCATTAAAGACGTTCAAATATTAGAATTTATTAACCACAATCAATATTCACTGGCACAAGTGTATAATAGTGGTATTACAGAATCAATTTACGACATTGTTGTTTGTTGTCATAACGATATAAAATTAGAAAAAAATTGGGGTAAAAAACTTTTAGAAGATTTTTCTAATAACCCCGAGTTTGGTGTAATTGGGAAGGCAGGTTCTTGTTACTTTCCTTCTTCAGGTGTGTATTGGGAAAAGTTGCATCAAACAATGGTTGGTCAAGTTTATCACCACCCTGAAGGTCAAAAAAAATGGATTAATAGATATTCAGTTAAATTACCCTATTTAATTCCTGTTGTAACAATTGATGGATTATTTATCTCTTTTGATAAAACAAAAATCAAACATTATTTTGATGAAACAATTGGTAAGTTCCACTTTTACGATCATGGATTTTGTGTGCCAAATTATTTAGATGGTGTTAAATTAGGGATTACCTCTTCTTTTGAAATAACTCATGAATCTATTGGTAAACCAAATGACGAATTTTGGGAAAGCAAAGATAAGTTTGTTCAAAAGTGGGGATCTAAATTACCCTTGGATTTAAAACCAAATTCAGTTTATGCCCCCAAAATTAAAACAAAAGAATTTAAAAAATTTAAAAAAGTTGCAATTATAATACCAACAAAAGGTAAAGTTGATATGTTGTTAGAATGTATTAAATCATTCGAGGACCATTGTGATACAAAAAAATTTACAATTTTTATCGCAGACACCGGATCTACCAAAGATGAAATTGACCGTATTAAAGATAAAATATTATCCACAAATAATATTAAATTAATTGAATATGATTATTATAACTTTGCAAAAATTAATAATGACGTGGTTAAAAATCATGTTGGGGATGATTATGAATTTATCTTATTTTCAAATAATGACATAAAAATTTTAAATGACGTTATTACAGGCATGTTGAGTGTTTTTGAAAAAAATAAAAACGCAGGAACTGTTGGTGCAAGATTACATTTTGAAGATAACACAATACAACATAATGGGGTTTTTATTTCAAAAAATACAAAAAGAGGTGACATTATAGGGGTTAGTCATTTAAATCTAACAAATTATTACAATTATTATAGCGGGGTTAAAGAAATATTTGGAAATACTGGCGGTTTATTAATGATTAGAAAAAATCTTTTTGAATCATTAGGTTGTTTTAATGAAAACTATATTTCTTGTTTTGAAGATGTTGAATTGAATATAATGTGCTTGTCTAAAGGTTTAAAAAATTACAATAATAGTGACTGTGTTGCTTATCATTACGAATCTCAAACAAGAAACGAAGATCCTGAAAACTTGAAAAAATTGTCTTTAGATTATCATAACAACCTTATAAAGTGCGTTGACTCAAATATTGATAAAATAAAAAAATATCTTAACATAATATAAAATTAAATGGACAAACAAAATAGAACCATTGGAATTACATGTTCAACATTTGACCTATTACACGCAGGTCATGTAATAATGTTGGAGGAGTGTAAAAAATACTGTGATTACTTAATATGTGCACTACAAGTTGATCCGACTATAGATAGACCACAAAAAAATAAACCAATTCAAAGTTTAGTAGAAAGATACCTACAATTAGATGCGGTTAAACATGTTGATAAAATTATTCCGTATAACACGGAAGAAGAATTAATTACAATTTTTTCATCTTTAGATTTAGATGTTAGAATTATTGGAGAGGAATATAAAGACAGTGATTTCACCGCGAAAAACATTTGTCTTAAAAGGGGTATTAAGTTAGTTTATAATAAGAGAGATCACGATTTCTCATCATCTAATTTAAGAGAAAGGATTTATACACAGGAATCCAATAAAAGATTTGTAAAATAAAAATATGCAAAGAAGAAAAACACAACAATCTGAAGAACAAACTACCAGACCTCAATCAAGAAAGGATTATATTAATTCTATTATTAAAAAAAAGAGTAAAAGTAAGTTTTTAACAGAAAATCAAAAGGAATATTATAATATTCTAACGTCAAACCAAATAACTATTTGTTCAGGACCTGCAGGTGTTGGTAAAAGTTACATCGCAATGAAAGCGGCGGTTGATCTTTTAATGGAACCCGATAATGGTTATGAAAAAATTATTATTGTTAGACCCGCAGTTGAGGCCGAAGAAAAATTAGGAGCACTTCCTGGTAATTTAGAAGAAAAATTAGACCCATATATTTTTCCGTCTTACTACCTTTTAAATAAAATCATTGGAAAAGATGCGAGAGAAAAATTAAAAGATGCCGAAATTATTGAAGTATTTGCTTTGGCGTATATGAGAGGTATGAACATCGACAACTCAATTTTAATTTTTGAGGAAGCACAAAACTCTACCCCAAATCAGATGAAACTTCTTTTAACAAGAATCGGATCCAATTCAAAATTTTTCATATCGGGAGATTTAGAACAAACTGATAGGTATAAGGATAAAAAACAATCAGGTCTTTACGATGCAATAACAAGGTTTAACTTTATAAATGACATAGGGACTTTTGAGTTCAATGATAAAGACGTGGTTAGAAACCCACTTATTTCTAAAATTTTACAAAAATACGATGAGAATAGGGCTTGATATTAATGGTGTGTTAAGAGACACTATTGGAAAATTTGAACAACTTTATGAAAAACATTTAATTGAAAAAAGTGAAGACGATTTTTTAGGTCAGACATACGAACTTGATATGTCAGGAAATACCGAAATGATTGAATCAACTGAAGAATCTTTTGAATATCAAAAGTTATCTGATGTATCCAGTCTTGATCTAATAAAACATTTTTCATTTAAAAATAATGAAGAACTTTTTAGTTTTATGTATGAAGAATATGCTATGGAGTTATTTGGTCATGCACCGTCAACAGAAATGACAACTTTTAACATATTAAACGATCTATATTTTGAATTAAGAGAAGAAAACGAACTTATTATCGTTTCCAATGAAATTGGAAAATCCAAACCTTCATCACTTTTCTTTTTATCAAAATTTGGTTGTCTTTTGGAAAAGGTTGTTTTTTTTAGTGAAATCACCAAAAATAACATGTGGGATCAAATAGACATTTTACTTACAGCGAACCCTGACTTATTATTAAATAAACCTGTGGATAAAATTGTTGTAAAATATAATACCACATACAATAAACACATTTCTTCAGAACTCGAAATATCTTCACTTTCTGAGTTTCAAGAAATAATTAAAAATTTAAAACATAATGCTGTTTAGTCTTTTTGGTGAAAACTACTACATCGATTTGGATAAAGTTGAAAAAGAAGTGGAAATGACAAGTTCTTCGGGAGAGTCTCAAATCCATTTAGTTAAGTATGAAATGGTTAAAATGATGGTTGACACCATTTTAACGGAAATTGAACCTGTTGATGAAAAGTTAGGTCCTAATAATAGTGAACTAACAATACCATTTAAAATTTCTTTTAATAGTTTAAGAGTAAAAAACATAATAAACAAAATATAATAGGATATGAACAACGACAATCACGAAAAATTAGAACTGTCCATAAATAGAATGAAAGAAAAACTTTCAAGAATTTATTTTATGGTTCAAGACACAAAAGGAAACGCCAAGGCATCTGTTAGATACATTTACCAAATGGCATTAACATTAAAAAGAAATGGATATAACGCCATTATTTTACATGAAAAACCTGAATACTTTGGAGTATCGTCATGGTTGAGTGAAGAATATATGACTGAGTTAGAACATCGCGCAATTGAAGGAACAAGTTTAGAAATTTCACCTGATGATTTAATTATTATCCCTGAAATTTACGGATTTGTTATGGATCAAATCACTAAATTACCATGTGGTAAAATTGTTTTGAGTCAAGCTTTTGATCATATCTTTGAAACTTTACAACCTGGCCAATCCTGGACACAATTAGGGTTTTACAAATGTATTACAACTTCAGAAAAACAAAAAGAACTAATCCAATCTGTAATGAGAAATGTTACAGTAGATGTTGTGGCCCCTTATATTTCTGATGTTTTTCAAAAGAATGAATACCCACCAAAAACAATTATTAATATCCATACAAGAGATCAAAGAGACACCTCAAATCTTATCAAAAGTTTTTACGTAAAGTTTCCACAATATAGATGGATTACGTTTAGAGACCTTAGAGGCTTAAGTGAAAACGAGTTTGCCGAAGCAATGAAAGATAGTTTTATTTCAATTTGGATTGACCAAACAAGTTCATTTGGGACTTTCCCATTAGAATCAATGAAAATGGGAATCCCTGTATTAGGTTTAGTTCCTGATGTTGTTCCTTCTTGGATGAATGAAGATAATGGACTTTGGGTGAACAACAAAACAATTATTGTAGATGTTTTATCTGATTTCATTCAAAATTGGTTAGAAGACAATTTAAATCCTGAATTGTTTGATAGAATGAATCTAACACTCGAAACAATTAGTAATAAAGAAAAATTTGAAAATGAAACTTTAAGTTTATTTGGTGACATTTTTGAAAAAAGAATCACTTCATTTGAAGATCAACTATCAAAATTTGAAACTATTTAATTATGAACACAGAAAATAAAGTATCGGTTATATTACCAATCAAATCAGGAAAAGCAATCAGTTTTGTTGATTTTTTTGACAAGGCTATTCAATCAGTTAAAAATCAAAAAGACTATGTTAATGAATTAATCATTGTTCATGGTTCAGAAGATTATTTAACATCACATTTAACTTCATACGATTTTGGTGATTTAAATGTAGTTTTAGAAAGTTGGTCTGAAGAACCAAATTTTGGAAAACAAGTTAATCACGGAGTGTCAATTGCAAATTCTAATTGGTGTTCAATTTTAGAATTTGACGATGAATATTCAAATATTTGGTTTAAAAATGCCATTAACTATATGGATATTTACAAAAATGTTGACGCATTCCTTCCGATTGTTGTTGACATTGATAGTAAAATGGTATTTGCAGGATTTACAAATGAAGCGACATTTGCACAAAACATCTCAACTGAAATGGGTATTCTAACAAATGAAACTTTACAAACCTTCCAAAATTTTCAAACATCAGGTATGGTTTTCAGAAAAGAAAAATTTTTAGAAGTGGGTGGATTTAAATCTAATTTGAGACTTACTTTTGGTTATGAATTATTCTTACGTTTGACCCATAATTCAGCAAAAATTATGACAATTCCAAGAATTGGATACAAACATATGAATTTAAGAGAAGGATCTATTTTTTGGAATTACAAAAATGGTGACAATAGAATCACGCAAGATGAAGCAAAATTTTGGATCGACACTGCGAAAAAAGAATATTTCTTCACAAATGAGAGGGATATAAATTACGAACCCCAAGAAATTTAATGTTAGGGAGTGGTGAAGAAATATCGGTAGAAAAGAAAAAGAAAGGACGTAAACCAACAACTAACAATTATTTTGATGTAAGAGAAGAAGAGGCCGTGAGAAACTTTCTTACGGCCGAAACTTTTGAAGAACGTAACAAAATATATAATGAGTTTTTAAAAGATCCTTTAGATAAGATGATATCTTCTATTATTAGAAGATATAAATTATATAGAAAAGATATGGATTATGAAGAAATACATATCGACACTCATTCGTTTTTAATGACGAAGATTGAAAAATTTAAACCTTCAAAAGAAAAGAAAGCATATTCATACTTAGGGACTATTTGTAAAAATTACCTTATGGGTCAGATTATGAAAGACCAAAAGGAAATGAACAGAAAGATCTCTTATGAAGATATTTCTTCAGATCTTACTAATAGAACTGAAATGTCATACGTAATTGATAATGACGATTTGAGTTCTGAATATGTGATCAAAAAGTTTTTAGAAAAACTAAAACAAGATCTTGATGATAGTGAATGTAATGAGCAAGAACATAAATTAGGATCTGCAATATGTGATTTGTTTGAGAATTATGGAACTATATTTCCTGACACAAATAATAACAAATTTAACAAAAATATTATTTTATTTGAACTTAGGGAGATGACTAATTTATCAACTAAAGAAATAAGAAATTCAATTAAAAAATATAAAAAGTTGTATTTTGAGTTAGTTCAAGAATTACTTAAAAACTAATATTTATATATTATGCCAAGACCACCAAAAAAAGAAATTAACTTATCCAAAGAATCCATGTTGTCTTTGATGCAAGAAATCTATAACGAACTTGTGGAACAAAGAAATACGGCAATTAGAATCCAAAATAAAATGTTGACGATGATGAAAGAACCTGAAGATATGACTCTTATTGGTCCTGTCATTGAAAAACAACAAAAAATTATTAACGATTGTGTTGAGAAAAAATTAACATTATCTAAACTACAATCTACTATGTGGCAAAAAAATACAGAAAAAGAAGAAGATTTCACTCTTTCAGACTTGGATTTAGATGACGAAACATTTCAAAATTTATTAAAAAAAGACATTAGTAGTGATGGTTCATATAAAATGAAAAAATAATTTATTATGGCAGTTGATATTAATGAAGATTTAAAAAAAGCGGCTAATAAAACAAATGTTTATAAAAAATATAAACAATATAAGCAGGACTATGATGAACTTAAGAAAAAGGCCGGTGATTCGCAAGAAACTGCAAACAAATTTTTATCAAATCAATTAAGTGATTTTGTTAAATACAGAAAAAAACACACCACAAATCCTAAAACTTTTTTAGATGAGCTGATTACACAACTCAAAGAATTGAAGGGTTCTGGTTTAGAAACTGATACGTTAATAAAAAGAATTTTTGTTAATTCTTTAAAAAAAACTAAACCTGAAATAAAAAATCTTATAATAGAAGAGGTTCAAAAATCTCTTGCGTGTAGTAATTTACAAGATTATCAATTTAATACAACTTATTATATTCCTGTAAAATCTGTGGATCTTTTTGGGATTTTTGAATCGTCACCCACAGATAAAATTGGAAAGTTATTTTTTGAACAAGAACCCGTATTATACGGAACTTTTCCTTTCTCAATGAATAGAGAACTTTATGATCGAACACAAAATTTAAATCAAAGTTATTTGTCGGTGGCGGGGAACGATTATATTGGGGTGTCCCAACAAAATCTTTTTGATATAACTTATGTTGAAAGTTATGTTGACCAAAATGCTCAAACAATACAGGGTAATTTTTTTAAAGTAGATTTAAAACCAAGACAAAATATTGCATTAGTTGATGAATTTTTAAATGATTATTATGGAACTATTGATATATTAAATTATAAGACATTTTTTACCAACTTGGTTGATTATGTCACCGGATCAATTTCATTTGGTAGAGGAGATGGTAAATTAAAATTATCATCAATTCAAAAATCTTTAATAATAATGCAAAGAATATTAGGTCTATGTTCGGATTCTAATAAAGAAATAAATGTCGGAGGGACATCAAAAGTTTCTGAAGTTGATAATGTTGATGAATCGTTTTATGAATTTAACGATGTTGATTTAAGAATAATTGATCAAATTACTTCAGACATAAAATTAGGTGTTTTAGAATTTGAAGATTGTGATAATGTAAAAGTCCCAATGAATTTAGATGCCGTTTTAACCGCTTTAGACAATTTACAATTTAATGAAGATACTTCTGATGTTAATGAAATAAATGACGCTTTAGGTATTATATATCCTGTCATTGATGAAGACCCAACTTTTAAGTTATCTGTCGATGCAGGGTTCTTCCAACAATTTATTAAGGCAATTATAAATACGGTTTTATCACCTAAAACAGTATTACCTATAATGATTGTTGCTGGTATGGTAAATCAACCAATATTTGATCAAATATCTAATTTAGAAGATTTTTTAAAAAGATTTAAAAACTTTTTCAACGAACTTTTAACTAAAATTGCTGCGATGTTCACTAAAGCAGTATTTAATGAATTAAAAAAAGAAATTAAAGTTTTAGTCGCATTACTTCTAAAGGATATTGCAGATGAAAAAACAAAAAAGAAATACAGAATAATTTTATCGATAGTTGCTATAATTCCGGCTTTGACACAAATTGTTAAAGATTTTAGAGAATGTAAAAGTGTGTTGGATGAATTATTACAACTATTAAATATTGGTGTTAGAAAACGATTGGATGCATTATCAGCGGCAGGAGGTGAATTACCACTACCTCTTTTATTATCCGCAAGACTTTTAGATGGTTATTCACCAACCAGATCTTTTTTAAACACAATTCAAAATTTAGAAGAGTTAGGTATCCCAACAGGACCAATGCCAGACGGTAGTCCAAATAAATTTTTGGCATCAATAAAAGCGATGATTGATGGTAATGCCAAAGAAATAGATGAAAATGGAAAAGTAGCGATTGGAATTGGTCCATTAACCATAACACCAGCAGGAATAACAATACCAACAGATGCATATGGAAAATTCATTTAATATCAACGAAAAAAAAATTAAGTCTCAAGAAATTCTTGACATAATTAGAGAACATAAAGATAGATCCAATAAGGATTTACAATTGGCAATGGATTTTATCCAAGAAGATTTTAATTTAACAAAAGAATCTTTAGTTAAATTAACACACCATTTAGATAAATTAGAAAACACTTATAATTTGTTATATAAAGAATATTCTGAACGAACAAAATCAAAATGAATTTAAAAGGTAAAATAACTGAAGCATTACACGACAAAATCATCTTTCAAGGTTTTGTAATTAACAATCAAGATCCTTTGATGCTTGGTAGAATTCGTGCACTTCCTGTTGATGAGGTTGAATCAGACGTATTACCTGAAGATTGGAACCCTGAAAAAGATATATGGACTTCAAGAGACCCGTTAATTTATTTACCACTATTACCTTACTATATAAGTCAAGTTCCAAAAGTTGATGAATATATCCATATATTTTTCTACAACACAAATCAAACAATTGACAACTCAAAATTTTATATTCAAGGTCCAATTACAAGACCTCAAAATAACTTTTTTGAAAATTGGCATAACTCAGAATCTATGTTGGCGAGTGGTGAGTTTTTAAAACAAGCCAACAATATAAAAGATCCTTTAACTTTTGAAAATAAAGGAAACTCAAAAGGTATATATCCTGAACCAGGTGATAATGCAATTTTAGGTCGAGGAACTTCTGATGTTATTGTTAAACAAAATGAAGTTTTAATTAGGGCAGGAAAAAATATCACAACACAAACCGCAGAATTTAATTTACCAACACCAAGACAAAATAGAAGTTTTTTACAAATATCAATTTACGATCAAGAAAAAAAAGTATTTGACCCAATCAAAAAAAGACTTTTCACTGATCTTTCTCAAGTAGTTAAAAAATTAATTGAATGGGACATTACTGATGAATTCACATTAACAGGTTTTACCAGTGGTGGTGGAGTCACAGGAACAACGACATATAACGGTAATATTAAATTATATTCGTTACTTCCAAAAGACAAAACTAAAACCAACGAAATTGATATGACAACACCATTAGAACAATATAAAAGTGGTCCTGAATATACTTTGGAATTTACAGGAAAAACTTTGGAACAGGGTGTTAAGATTATTAATCAATTTATAAATGGTGTTAATCAAGGGAAAATTAATGTAGATGGATATACCCAATTTCCATTAGAAAACGATACAAGATTAAAAGATCAATTCCCTTTTTATTTTAGACCATCAAAAGATAGTGTTGATAGATTATCGTCGACGGGAACTACAGATTTTAATATGATTAATAACTTTTTTAGAAAAATAAAACTATTACCATCAGATAGACAATTTGGTAGTGTGTTAGTTTGGTCAAAAAACGTTGTTGGTCAACAATTAACATTACAAAACACAACTTTAATACAAAACATTTATACACCAAATCCTGTTTCTTACGGAACATTGGCATCAGATTTTATTTATTTTTTATCTCATAAAACAGATATACCATCTAAAAGTAAAATCAATCTACAACCAAAAGAAACTCTATACGGTATTCCACAAGAATACTTTACAGAACAAATTTTACCAAATACAGATCCAATGGTAAGAGGAAATGAATTAATGAAACTTCTTACGTTAATTGTTAAATTTTTAGGATCACATGTTCACAATATAAATGAAGCCCCAATTCCAATAGGAACTGACGGAACCAAGTTAGATGAAATTAACAAAATTTTACAAGACGCAGATAATTCAATATTAAATCAAAATATTCGAATTAATTGATATTTATAAAGAAAAACTAAATGTCAATTCATAACTCCTACTTTAGTAGAAACAACACGATAGTATATAATAGTTATGTTAACACAGGAAGAAATCCTGTTATGCAACTTTACTATGGGGACGGTGGTTTAGCAAACCCTGTTGGTTATTCACGTTTTATCTTTGATATAGATTTAACTTCATTAAGAGAAAAAATCGCTCAAGGTATAATTTCCACAAATTGTTTAAATAGTGAAATGACTCATATATTAAAGATGACAAATACCTCATCATTTAATAATGAACTATTAAATACCTCAATGCCTGACGGTAGTATGAGAGCAACTTCATTTGATTTAATACTTTTTAGAATACCCCCCGTTAATTTTGATCCTGCACTTCCTCAAACTTGGGACGAAGGTGTTGGGTATGATTTTTATGATATACCTGAACCATTAGGTCCAAATAGATCATATTCTGTTAGACCATCAAATTGGTTTGAAAGAACAACTATTAATGATTGGCAACAAGCGGGAATATATGATAATAGAAATCAAGGTTTAGTTCCATTTTCATCTATTACAATTGTTGATATACAACACTTTGAACTTGGTAATGAAGATATTGAGTTTGATATGACTTCAGAAATTAACGATGTTTTAAGTGGAGCTATTCAAAACCCAAGAGGATGGGGTATTGCTTATTTACCTCAAGTTGAGAACTTATCAGGAACCACAGGAACATATTCAGTTGGGTTTTTTACTAGACATACTCAAACATTCTATGAACCATACCTTCTAACAACATACAACGATTTAATCGAAGATGATAGAAATAATTTTTCGATGGGAAAATCAAATAAATTATATCTATACATTTATGAAGATGGTAATTTTATTAATTTGGATCAAAATCCTTTAGTTTCAATTTCTGACTCACAAGGAAATCCAATTCAAGGACTCCAAAATCTTCCAACATGTTTAAGAACAAGAGGGGTTTATGAGGTTACATTACCCCCATTAATCGGTTATCAAACACCTTGCACATTTACAGATACTTGGTCCAATATTGAATTAAATGGATTCAATTTACCTAACCAAGTTAATGAATTTGTATTATATCCATTTAAAAAATCAATTCAAATTGGAACGAACACAAATGATCCATCACAATACGGGTTTTCTTACTATGGATTAAAACAAGATGAAAGAATATTAAATACGGATATTAGAAAAGTTGGGGTTATTATTAAACAAGCTTATACTACTAATAAACAACTTCCGAATGTTGATGGTCAATATAGAGTGTATGTTAAAGAGGGAACAACTGAGGTTGTCGTTCAAGATTGGACAACTTTGAATAGAACTCCAAATGAGTATTATTTCATGTTTGACACAAGAGACAAAATACCAAATGAATACTTTGTGGATATTAAAGTAACCACTTCAGGTCAGATTAATGTTTACAAGCAACAAATTAATTTCTTTATTGTAAATGTTAAATCAGAATAAAGAGATATTTATAAAATAAAATATTATGGCAACAGAAAGATTTGAGGTGTGTTTTCAGACTGGGGTTTACATTAATGTGGATACTGGAGCATTAACACCAACGACAGGTGAAACTTATTCTGTAAGTTTAACAGGAACTACATTATGTGCAACATTTGTTGGTGGATCCACAGGTGCTGGTCCCGTATATGATATAGAAACTTTATTTGATTCTTGTTATGACTGTAATGAGTTTATTCCATTGTCTGCAAATACGGCATATACTCTTTGCCTATTAGATTGTGATAGAAATCCCGTTGAATTACAATTTCCACATCCTGTTTGGACAAACAATAATGGAAATGCTGTCACACAATTAAATGCGGTTACTCTCGGAGGACCAAATGGTTTAAACAATTAATATATGAAAAATTTAAACTCAATCATTAGAAAAGTTATTAGAGAAACTCACGAAGAAAAATCTTCAAGATATATGTTCTTTTCAAATTTAGAACAAATGAGAAGACAATGTGATTTATTGTTAGATATGGATCAATCAATGATTGAAGAAATATTAGAACATGGACATGATTGGGCTCAAGATCATATTGCCGAAGCAAAAAACAATATGGATCAAGTTTTTGATTTTATAATGAATGAAGTGGAGGGTGAAGATCATTCTGATGATATGATGATGGAAGGTAGAAAAAAAACAGGAACAAAACTTTGTGCTAGAGGTAAGACATCTGCTAAGTCAAAATATGACGTATACCCCTCAGCTTACGCTAATGGCCACGCCATTCAAGTATGTAAAGGTAAAATCAAAGGATTAGACGGAAAGAAAAAATGTTCCCCCCCTTATTGTTAAAAAAATTAAAACCACTTTTTTGAGAAATTTTTTTCTAAAAATTTTTTTTTAATCTAATTGATTCATATATTTGTAGAACAATAAAACAAACGTATGAAAAAATTATTCAACAGGTTCTACAAACGATTTAAAGTAAGATTAAGTAAAATTGGCAGAACTTCGTCAATGAGGACTTATGAAGAAGTCGAATTACATGAAAAAACTGCATTTAAAATTTGTGTAAAATTAATTTCTGATAAAGATTCAGATTTTATGATTGCACCCATGTCTCAAAAAAGATTTATAATTAATGAAAAGTTAAATCTTTTTATTATAATTGACTATGGAAGAGTCGAAATAACAAATCACGTTTTTCATTATGATGTTAGACTTTCGAATAGAGATTTTGAAAGGGTTACATATTTATATGATACAGAAACTGAAAAAAGAAGATCAAACACTGAATTAACAATTAAGTCTAATGTAAAAAATACGTTAGATAAAGTATATGAAGCAATAATTAAAGAAACCGAAAAAGATCAATAAAAATGAAAAGTCTATTATTTGTAACTATTTTATCATTAACATTACTTAGTTGTAAAACTTCTAAAAACGCAGGTTGTGACGCTTATTCTGTAAATTCAATTAATAATTCAGATACTCTAACTAAACTTCAAAAAATACAAAAAAGTTTGGATGAAGATGCATTGATAATCTCAACTTGGACTCAAGAAGAAAGAAATTATTTTTACCAAAATTTTGTTTTTTCTTATGAAGAATTAGATCAAAAAATAGGTCTAAAATTAAAATAACTATCCTCCACTAGCAGGATTTACGGCAACTATATTTGCTTGATCGTTTGGGTCTTTAGCCTTACAAAAATGTTTTTGTCCTGTAGAATCATAAGTTAACACAATCATTTGTTTAGAATCTACAGGATTTTCAGCATTTAATTGACTTTTAAAAAATCTTGATAAAGGAACAATATCTAATTCATATTCTGTTTGAACTTCACCTACAGGACTGTCAGGAATCATAGATGGATTTTGAACTTCAACCACAACACTCCAAAGTCCAGGTTCTTCTTGTGTGATGTTATTTACAACTGAGGACCCTATTTCAATTGATGGAGTTCCTTCACTCATTTTTCTAATGTCAACTAATTTATAGCAATTAATAGGTCCTAAAGCACTACCTGTTTTTACTTGTTCAACTAATAGTGGTTTTACACTACCCATATTTGATTCTAAAAGTTGTTTAAATCTATTTATATTCATAATAATTATTTTTTTCTTGGTTTATAACTTGTCATGACAGGTTTTTGACCTTTACCTGTTTGAGTATCTCTCTTTTCAGCTCTTCTTTTTTGTTGACAAGCGGATCTTTTTTGTGAATCACTCATTTTAGATGCCACACCAGCCGCTCGACATTTTGGGTAAGCCCCTTTACTCGTATCCGTTCTACCACAAGGGGGGTGTTTTCCGTCGACTTTACGACAAATGTTTACCCACGGTCCTTTTGGTTGAGAAGATCCTTTAGGTTTCTTCTTTGTCCCAAACCACACGGCTAAATCTTCATTAATTGTGTCAGGATAATCTATATCTCTTTTATATGATCCATTATTATCTTTTTCCCAAACACCAACCGTTCTTTTTATATTATTTTTAAGAGTGTTTTTTTTAATTGTTCTATTATAAAATGAATCAACAGAATCGGTAAAAGGGTCTAACTCATTTTTCCATTTATAAATACCAATTTCTAAAGGTGCATTGTATGGACCTGCGGTAACTGTAGTGCTAGTCTCATTTAATAAATTATCATCGGACAACTCTATCCATTCATTAAAAGGAACTTTTTCCGTAAATGGTGACAATTTTTCTTTCACATTTGGATTAAATCCGTCTTGCATGTATGGATTTACAGGATTACCATCATCATCTGAAAATGTTGAATATGGGTGATGTTTGATGAAATCTTGTATTTTAGCTGCGGTTTTTTCTAATTTAATAATTTGACCTTTTCTAAGATCGAATTTTTCATCATAACTATCATACTGAACTAAAGGACTTTTAAAGTCTGACACCGCATCTGTAAAAGGACCCAAAGATGTATTTTCCCAATATCTAAGTCCAGGTTGCATTGGTGGTGCGTAACTTCCTCTACCACCACTACTATCACCAGTTGCTTCTTTAATGACCTTTTTAATTATTTGATCTAACTTATTCATTTGATTATAATTATAAATATCTTATATTTGAGTTATGGAACAAGAAAAATACGGAAATCTTTTTGGGACGATAGATTTATTATCTGAAGAACATTTAGAACTTATATTGTCCACTATGGATAATGAACATGCACTCTATTATTTAGTTGAATCTGTGAAATCTGCCCATAGAAAAGGATCTTTTACAATCGGTGAATCAGAAGTTATTTCAAAAGCAATTAGAACTTTATTAAAATAAAAAAAGGGACAATTTCTTGTCCCTTTAATGTTATTTTTAAGATATTGATTATCTCAATTCTCTTAAGTCGAATGTTCTAACTCCATCAACTGTGATACGTCCGTAGAAACGGTTGTTAACCATTTTCTTAGCGTATCTTGTCATAATACCTTTGATAGGTGTAAAGTTGAATGGGTTATACATTGTAGGTGTTAATTGTAGAGGAACATACGGTGCGTAAATGTAACCTGTGTCTAACAATGAAGTTCCTTTGTGTCCGATCAAAACTTGGTTTGGTGGGAAGTAAGGATCACGGTAAACTTGGTAACGACCTGATAATGTTCCAACTCTTTCAATACCCATGTTGTATTGATCTTGCTCAGGAGCCGCGTTAGATACGTGGAAGTATTCTAAGTCATCAAAGATTGCAGAAACCTCAGAAGATACAACGATCCAGTTAGCACCACCTCTCAAAGTAGATTTGTGGATTTGTGCTGACAATTGGTTGATTGCTGTAATCAAAGTTTGGTTCCAGTCTTTTTGAGTATAAGATGTAGTAGCGTTAATTCTTCTCCATCCGTTGTAGTCCCAACGTAAGTTCCAAGCCGCACCTTTACGTAAGTCACGTAAAATTTCACGGTCGATCTCAGCTGCTACTTGCTCTGACAACAATGCTGTCAATTCAGCTTCAGCGTCGATGTTGTGGAATGCCGCAACGTCTTGAGCTAATTCAGGAGACCATTGTGCTCTTAGTTTTCTTTCAGTTACAGAAACTGTTACAGATTCTAAGTCGAAAGAAACCTCACCAATTTGATCTTCAAACTCAAGGTTTGCATATCTTCTATACCATGCTGTGAATGAACCACCTGTAGATGCAGAGTAAATAGTTGTTCCTGTGTAACCATCTAATGATGTTGAGTTACAATCAGCACATACTGGACAAGATAAATCTACTTCTAAATAGATACAACCATTATTATCACAGATATCATTGTAACTACCACCATTTCCTGTTGGAGGAGTTGAAGGGTTGTTGTAGTTGTTTCCGTTATTAGTGAATTGTGTTTGTGCGTTTGAACTTGTAGGTTGAACAATTCCTTTACCGTAGATTTGAGTTACAACTCTAAATAACAATGGTAAGTATTGACCTGAACCATTTTGAATTACATCACATGGTGTTGTAGATGCCGATAATCCAGCTCCACCGTAGATTTTAAGATCTGAAAGGAAAGATTCAGTATCCATTTCATTACCATCAGGACCGATAAGTTTACCACTACCTGCGTTAGCAAAACCACAAAGTTTGATAATAACTTTTCTTGTGTTACCAGCTGGAATTTGAGCATCAACTAAAGTTCCTGCAGACCATAATTGTGTTGCGGCAGTTGCAGTAACTGCAGTCCATCTACCTTTAGAGTAGTCAAATAATCCTGGAGGATCTAAACTTGCCTCATTTCCTTCATAGAATAAATCGTAAAGATCTTTTCTGTAAGGATAACCTGGTCCACCTGGATAACCTTGGTTAGGGTTATCATTTCCTGAATTAATAGCTTCAGGAGAACCGATAGGTGCGTAATGATCACCACCTGTTGGGTTATTCGGGAAATCTGCAATTGATCCAGCGTTTGAATAACCTTGGATTCTTGGCACAAAATAGAACAATTTACCGATTGGTAAGTTCATAGCTTGTACTGATACGATGTCGTTAGCCAACAATTTAGAGAAAACTCTTCTTACGATTGGAAAAACCACTGTTTCGAATGCTCCGTTAGAACTTCCATCAGCAGTTGCTTCGTTGATCAAGAAAGAAGCTTGGTTTTCATATAACTGTGCTACGTTTTCTTTTAAGTGACCTTTTAGACCATCCAAAAAGCCTAATTTGTCCCATTTGTTAATTGTGTCTTCTTTGATAACTTTAAGGTGTTTTAAACCGATGTTACCAACAAGACCTGATTCTAATAATGCTCCCATTTTTTTTGGTTTTTATTATTTATGTTTATTGTTTATTTTATTTTACCCATCAAATCTTTCATTCTTAAGAATTGAGGATTTTCATAAGTTTTTGATTCAATCAAATTAACTGATGAACCTGTTTCAACAGTTCTATTTACAGTTCTTTCAATTGACTCATTAAGTTTAGTTTCTGATGCAGAACCTGAATTCAATTCACTTTTAATTGTTCTGTATAGATTTTTTGATTCTTTTAAAGACTCAACATTATCAAATCTTTTAAGAATATTTATTTTTTCTTGTTTTGTTGTCGAATGTTCAGTGAATAAACGAGTTGCGTATGCTAAATTGGAATTAAAAACTGCCACTTCATTTAATTTTGTTCTAAACACATCAAGAGCCTTTCTGTATTCTTCATTTTTTTCTCTTAATAAGTTTATTTCTCCATTAGATTCAGTTTCGTGAAGTTTGAAAGGGTTAAAACTCATATTTCTATTGTTTGTTCTCGCCTTTCTTAGACCTCTACTACCATCTTTAGATCCATTACCTAAAGTTCTTGAAGCTTCTTTTGTTTCAGCTTTCTTAACTTTAGTCATATCTCCTTTCATGTTTTCACCTTCTTTGTATTCGAATTTTGCTTTACCAGTTCCCATAGCTTTAGTTCCTTTTCCAAAAGCTTCTTTTCTTTTTTCATTGAAACCTCCACCCATGTTAGGTTTTTTATCGTAACTAAATCTAGGACCTTTACCGATTCCAACTCCTTTTGGTTTAACAGATTTTTTTGATTTTTTAGATTTTTTAGATTCCATCATGTAATCATCCATTTCCATCATGTCATCTTCTTCCATCATGTCATCTTCTTCCATCATGTAATCATCCATTTCCATCATGTCACCCATGTCATCTAATTCAATTTCGTAGACAGTTTCTTCTTCGTCAAGACCAAAACCACCTTTGATAGCACCCATTGCGGCACCACCCCAATTGAATTCAGAAATTTCATCTTCTAAACCAACGAATTCATCTTCTTCTTCGTCCATTTCGACTTCATACATATTTTCGTATTGTTCTTCAGATTCACCTAATTGGATCATGTAGTCATTATCACCATCTTGAAGGTGGATATTTCCTCCCTCTTTTTTAACGATAATTCCATCTTCATCACCCATCGCTTTAAATACTTTTAAAACTTCTTCATCTGAAGCACCAGTCATGTCGATTGTTTCGTCATCATCCATAGCCATTTCGTCATCATCCATAGCCACTTCATCATCGTCCATCATTTCATCATCATCCATAGCCATTTCATCATCATCCATAGCCACTTGATCATCATCCATCATGTCTTGATCGTCAACATCGACTTCATCATTCTCAACCTCATCTTCTTGTTCTTTCAGAGATTCTTTTACTAATTGTCTGATTTCTTCTGTCATTGTAGACTGAAGTATTCCTTTTGCATTTTCTTGTAGAGTTTCTTCCAAATTTCTAATTTGAAAAAGAGCATCTTCTACTACATTTTTGTTATTTGCCATACTTTTTATAAAATATTTTTCTAATAAATATCACAACAAATCAAAAAAATTCATTTTTTAGATATTATGGCACAAAAAAAAGGGAAAAACTATTGTCTTTCCCCTTTTAAAATTTTATTCTTAGAAGTTTTATCCTTCGATTACCTCATCGATTTTAGATTCAACGATAGCCGTAATTCTCCAATCCATAGAATAATTTTCGTAAACTTTTGTTACTTTCGCCTCAACATCGGTAGGTGAATAACCTTTAACCAATTTCTCTTCTTTCATTTTTTTCACTTTTCCTGTGTTCTCATCAACCATATCAGTTGTGATTCTTGCTATAAAATACTTCTCATCCATAATTTTGTTATTTATCCAAATAATCGGATAATCTTTTCATTAAGTCAAGTGATTTAGAACCAGATTCACCAACATGTCGTTCAGCATTCATTTTTTTCTCCTCATCAAGATTTTCTTCAAAGTTTAATCTTTCATTTGGTTCTTTAAAAAGATATGCTCCTGGTGTAGATGGTGAAGATACAAGGTCAAAACAAATTAATTCAAAATCATCTTGAACTTCGTTTTGCTCACCAACTTTTTTAAGTGATCCCACACCACGAGAAGAAATACCTAAAGTAACTCCCTGACGAAGATAGTTTGCCGCTAAATCACCTTTAGTAGAAACAACACCTCTTTCATGAAACCCAGGACTTGTTAGTAATTTCAATTTACCTAACAATACAGGACCTTCCCACCATATATCAGTAATCATATGGGAAACTCTATCTAAGTCTATTAGAGAAGACTCAGGGTGGTTTAGTTCTGAAAGGGCGGTTCCTTTTTGAATCATCTTTTTATAATTCTCGGCTTCTCTTTTTAAAATCTTTTCAGGATAGATTCTTCCGTTTCTATTTGGGGTGTTATATTTTTGTAATACTGCATAAAACTCAAAAGGTTTTGAATGATCCAACATATCACGATTCTCCCTTATCATAGATAAGTTTCTTCTTTCATTCGGATCAATATAACCCGCATCATACTCAACAAGAATTCCACGACCTGAAT